TCAAGGTCTTCGACCTCGGTGGATTTCGCACGGTCGGTTAGCCTCTTGCCCCAGTGTATCTTATAGTGATCGATGCAGTACCGGTCGCCGTCCTTGACGATAGTGTCGCCTAGACGGTAGAGCCGGCCCGATCGCTTGAGTAGTCCGTCTTGTGCGGCCACGAAGACGGCTCCCAAATCCCCACTGACGTTCTCGTCTTTGTCGAAGCAGATATCGTTCGGCCAGACGTAGCCGGTCGGGCTGTTGAGCTCGACAAGTCCGATGGCATCACCGGTGGCATATGCACCGGAGATGAGCGATATCCGGTTAACCCTGCCCGTGCATCCAGTGGTCGCTCCAGTGAGGATCTCATCGACCTGTGGGGCGACCGAGCAGTTCTTGAACTGGAGAACGACATAGAGGTAGACCTTTCCGCAGAGTTTACACTCGAACCACTTGTCGCCCTGACTGCGGGCGAACTCGTTCGGTGTGGTCATTAGGCGATCTGGACGAGGACCAACCCACTACCGGCAATGGAGGAAATGAACAGATTGGGAACGATCGTGTCCTTGTCGTAGTGAAACTGCATCGTGTCCTTGGCCGCACTGAACATCTTCTCGAAGACCCGCCCATTGTAGGTGCGGAACCGCAGAAGATCTGCCGCCACGTCCGTGAGCTCGGCCTCAACTATAATGCGAGAGTTATTGCCGGCAGAGGTAATAAGGTGCATGCCCTTATTTGCCTTCGTGTTACACTCAAGGATGTCGATGACATCGCCGGCGGCGTACGTGTTCGGGTAGAGAGTCCCGCCGGGATCCGTGATCGTCCCTGAAGACGTGATCGCAGACGCAACGGCCCGCTGGGAAATAACGATATCAGTTACGCCTTGGATGCAGTACCCAAGCACGAGGGCGTCAGCCGCCGTGTTCGGGATCCACGTAATGCTGAGAATCGACACCGGTGTCTTGGACAGGAATCCAACAGTGTCGCCGTAGAGCTTGCGGCTCTTGAGAAAATTAGACATTCTGACCTCCGAAGAATCGAGGCGTCCACCCCTCCCCCTTGAAGATGATGTTGGGAGCGGCGGGAACCTTGACCATTTGAGTGTTACATTTGGGACACATCAGGATAAAAACGTCACGACTTACTGTAATGACATCCTTCTCTCTGTGGTCGCATTTATCGTTCGGACATTTGTAATCGAACCTAGGCACGGGGAGCCTCCATCATGAAGACGCCCGTCACTACGTGACCATTGCGAAGATCGGTATCGCACCAGACCGCAACGCCGGCGTCACGGCACTTCTTGTAGAAGGTCACGTCTTCTCCAAGTTGCTGAGAACCATATGCATCGGCTTCCTTGCCCATCCGCTTGAACCACGGGTGCCCGCCGATCTTCTCGTACACCCGGGCGGTGGTCATGATGCCGCCAAACCCCATCCCGTCAACCTTCTGTACTCCAGACATGACCGGCGTGTTGACGGGAACCCAGTACTTCTCCCCGATCGACTCATCCCCAAACTTGAAAGTCAGCGGCATGTTTGGGTTAGTGCGAATCGGAGTGATCCCCCCGATGACATCTTCGTTGTTGGCTTCGAGCCACTCGATCAGCTTGCCGATCGAGTTCGCAGGGTAGGTCTGATCCGCATCGATGTGAAACAGATAATCAGCCTTCTGCATGAGGGCGATCTTCGTGAGAAGATCACGGTTGTCATCGGTGTACCCCTGCGAGCTCAGAATGAGATTGCACTCGAAGCCGGCACGTTCGCCTGACCGGACAAGGCCGACCAGTGCGAGCATGAAGTGCTTCGATACGTGCTCCCATGTCAAAGGCAACAGGATGGAAACTTTAAGGCAAGGTTCAATTTTCTTTTCCACGGTCCCTCTCTTCAGTTAAGATTGGCGGGAGGAGCTCGATTGAGCTCCCCCCGCCCGAGAACAGACGAAAGAAAAGCCTACGCTTACCCGCCAGACGGGCCGGTGGGGCCGGTAGGACCGGTGATCCCAACCGCACCAGAGGCACCCGTAACGCCGAGGGCACCAGAGGCACCCGTAACGCCCAGAGCACCAGTAGCCCCTGTGATACCGATAACGCCAGAAGGCCCCGTGGTACCACCTGCGGCCCCGGGCTGAGGCGAACCATCCGTATCGACACCGACACCGGTTTTGGTACCATACCGCCACGAGGTGCCGTCCGACTTAAGCATAGCGTAGACCGTCTTGCTTCTCAACGGAAAGTTGAAAGCTAAGTTAGCCATGTAAACTCCTTGGGCCTTTGCCCGTGCTTAAGTGTTGCCGATAACTACGAGGCGGGGATCCGTGAACCCGTAGATGAAATACTGATGCGAGGTGACTTCCGTGTCCCTCGTGCGATCGGGAGAGTCCTTAACTTCCAGATCGGGCTCAACCGCCGTGTAGGTCCGAGGACCGTAAAGCGGGTCATCCTTGTCGCCGAGAACCATCCAAGCCGTGCTCGAAGAAAGTCTGTGGTAGATCTTCGTGTCGAGGTCAGGCAGGACGTTCTTGGTGTTGGAGAGCTCGTGAGCCACGTTCGTGGACTTCTGGATCTCGTTGGCCGTAAACCGCAGGCTCTTGTTGACGATCAGAGTCTTGGGCTCACGGATGATGATGACACCCTTGTCATCATAGATCGCATCGAAATAGATGTGAGCGGATTCAAGAGCGGCCTTGGAAAGAGCGAGCGACAAGAGGTTGTCGTACGTCTGGCCGTTTTCAGCGAGGGTCGTGTGCGTGTCGTGACCGAGAGCGAGGGTGTCGAAGCCGGCGGCATACGTGGTCGCCGTGGTGTTGTTCCACATCTTGGCGATCTCGATGTCCTTGCCTTCAAGCATCGTCTTCTTGAGCGACTCGGTCAGCATCTTCATGATGTTGATCTTGTTGAACCGCTTCATCCGGTCGGTGATCCTAAAGCCAGAGCCGAAACGAACGAGAGTGAATTCCTTCACCCCGCCGTAGGCCGGCTCTTCGAGAGGGATGCCCTGACCATCGATGATCTGACGCATGGGGCCCAGACCGGCGACCCGCATGATCCTCTCGTAATCATCGGAAGTCTTCAGATCTTTGTTAAGATCCTTCCACTCCACGATGGCTTTCCCGGTCGTGGAGTTGAAGTGCTCCTTGACCAGAGTCTTGAAAACGTCCCTGTTCGTAGACTTGTCGAACAGGGTGGAAACAATACCTACTGTCTGTCCGGTACTCATGTCATTTCTCCTTAGTTACCGTACACATCGCAGACGGCACGGAGGAACCGGACCCACATCTTGCCGGCTGAGGCCACGGGGCCATCGGCGGGGTCGAGTTGCATGACGATGACCGTGACAGTCGTGGTGTCAGCGAGATCGATCGTGCAGTTACCTGCGGAAATGTTGAGGCCGTACTTGAGGCCTTCCATGGCCTGCGTGGTCGTGTCATCAGCGATGGCACACCAAACCTGATCGGGGTGGATCTTGGCGACCCGAATCAACGCACCGAGGTCATCAGCCTTTGCATCCTGCATGGCGATGCCAAAAACGGCCTGATCGCTTGCGGCGATTCTGACCTTACCGGCAACGATGTAGACGGGGTCGCCACACTTGAAGGTATCCCCAGTCGAGTCTTCAGGATAATTGAAGACATCGACAGGGCCTTCGATGTAGCGAAAACCGAATGTAGTCAATGTAAGCTCCTATGCTTTTGTTATGCCCCGATCAGTTTCACGAGTTAGATACCCACTTTGCGGATGATGTCATCCTCAAGCATTTCGAGCTTGGCACCGTGAGATTCGGCAAGGCGATCGAACTCGCCCTGAATGGCCTTACGCTGTTGATCGTACCGAGCACTGTCCTCGGCCTTCTTCTTCAGCCAGACCATCAACGGAATCTTCATGAGGATCGCATCCTTGAACTGATACGTCCCGTCTGCCTTGGGAGTTAGTGGCTCGGGCCAGAAATCATCCCCGACCTTGACGGCCTCGGCATCGTAGTAAGATTCCCATTCCTTGAACTCAAGGTAATCGTTGTTTTTCTCCCAACGATTCCAGATGAATACCCACCGGGGTCGGACAGCCCGATCATCGTAATCCTTGTTCTTCAGGTACACCTTCTTGGTGAATTTGTACCTGCCCTTGGTAGGATCGGACTTTTCCTTGTCCCACACCGACCTTTTCAGGTCGATGATTTTGAAGTCTTTGAGTGTAGGCATGTCGTTCCTTTACGACCTGTCCCGCTCGTAGGCCTTCGTGAACTGATCTAGGGGCGTTCCCCACATCTCTACCAGTTGTCGCTGTTCAGCGTTCAACTGGACCTTAGGCTTGGCGGGTGCAGATGCGGCTCTTGGCGTTTCCGTTTTGGTGAAAGTCCCGGGCGTGGGCCCAGACTTGTAGTACTTCTCGAAGTTCAGCTCGCCGGCGTCCCTTCGGACGAGCTCGGCGATGAGGTTCCACGTCCGTGGATCCCCGAGCTGATCGGCACTGAGTTGGTTCCTGCGGTAACTGTTGACAATTTCCGCTTCGACCACACGCTCAATACCGGCGTGGAGCTTGGGGGCCTGTTTAATGGCCTCGGCTCTACCCTTCATGAAGTTGCCCTGAGCAGACTCCGAAGACCGTTGCCGGTCGTAGATCGACTGGACGGCTCTGTTGTACTGCTCTCTCGCCTGATTGATCTTGTCGGTGGCAATAATGGGGTTGGCGAGATACTCTTCCTCTGTCACGACCTTCGTGGGGTCGAACGGAGGAATGGCCGGCCTGCCGTAGCCGGGGGCCCCGGGCATCGGGGGTGTAGGAAAGGGGGCAGACGGAGGGGTCTGTGCAGTCCTACCATCAAACGGTGCGGCACCTGCTTCGGCAATGGCTCTCAGGAGGGAAGCTTCGTGCTCCTGCTTCGCACGATCTTGGAACTGCGAAGCGATGACACGGTCTTTCTCTGCGAGCTCTGCCGCCAGTTCCTCAACCGTCTTACCGCCGTACTTGGGCGGCTGAGGAGTGTCTTCCGACTTGGGCTCTGGAGCCGGCGTACCCTCGTCACCCTCGCCTTCTGGCTGACCCTCGACAGGCTCAGCCGGCGGGGTTTCGGGAGTACCTTCCGGTTGTTCCAGTCCCTCTTCGGGTTCTGGCATAATGTTGGACTCCTATTACTTCACGAATTCCTTGGCCTGACAGATGGTGTCGGGCAGGTCGAGGATTCGCTTAAGCTCTTGGATTTTCCCTTGGGACATGGCGAGTTTCCAGATGGACTCGATGTCCTTCGGGAGCGTGGTGGCGATGAGTCCGATCATGCGATAGATGTCGTACTCAAGCCGCCTAGTATACTCTTGCCAGAATCGGTTGCTGTCGATCAGCTCCCGGTCCTTGCGAATAGCCTCAAGCTCGATCGTGTTGGGCTGTCTATAATCCTGCATTAGGATCCCCATTCATGGGTGGCATCGGAGGAGGGCCACCTGCCTCACCCCCGGGCGGGGGAGGGGCCATTTGTTCGGGGCCACCTTGTGCGGGTGGACCCCCCTCTTCGCCGGAGGGCTCTATGGGCTGACCATCTGGCCCAACCGGAGGAGGAGGTGGCATTAGGTCAATCGAGTTCATGACAAGGCTCTGAACGTCGAGGATCTTGTCTATATTCGGAACCACCTCTTCGGGTGCCCTCTCATCGAAGGATTCCATGACGTCGTTGATGACCCGGGTTCCGATCCGAGCGGCTTCGACCAAGAAGATCTTCATGTTGCTCGGAGTCGCAGGATCGACGATCCCGCTGACCATCCCGGCCAGTTTCGTCATGTAGTCGGACAGCATCTGGTACTTGACGATGTCCTTCTCACGCCGGACTTCCATCGACATCTGTTCGTTGCTGACCTCAAGGTCGAGCTCTATCAGGTCACGGATATTGCCCATCGGCATGTCGACGACTTTTTCCTCGCCCGTCTGCGGGTCGAGGTACGAGTACGTCGGCTGATGCTGAGCGAAGAACTCAAGAAGCTTGTACCCGCCGTTCAGGGCACACATGCGGAAGCACATGATCCAGTTGTTGAACTTCTTGTTCGCCTCTTCCATGTTGACCATGGTTTCTTTGGCGACAGGACGCTCAGACGTGGACATGCCGAGCACGTTCGGCGTAACGCCAACGGCACGGTCGCCGTCAGCTTTAAGTCTGTCCTCTTCCTCGAACGTGCTGTGATACACGTCTGGGAAGGGGATGATCTTGATGGCCTGTTCGAGATCCTCATCGATTACCCAAGTCTTGCCCGGGGTTAACTTAAACTCGTCAATCCTGAACCCCGCACGGACGAGAACGATCGGCAGGTTGATCTGGGCCAACCTGTCAAGACGCAGGTTGTGGAGGGCGTCAACCTCGTCCTGTGTTGATTCGAGAATCTCGCAGACACCTTCCCCGTCAAACATGAAATCGTTCGGATTACCCACCATCCCGATAAAGGGACGGAATCCGTAGAACAACGGGTTATAGATCGCCTTTAAGATGGTGCGTGTGTCGTTGTGGAAGACAATGACGATATCGTCCTCTTCCCCATCGTCATCCACGTCAAATTTCAGCCAAAGTTCATGAAGAGCGATCGGACTTTCGTAATCCGTCTTCTTGGAGTCGAGCCCCTTGCGTTTCAGCTCTTCGATCTCGATCGGGTTCTTGAGTTCCCCGGCTTTACCCTGAGAAGCGAGCAACTTATCGACATTTTTCGTGATGTAGACAGAATCGCCACCCTTGGGCTTTTTTCCACGCAGTTTGAGCTCGGGCTTGCGAAGAGTGAACTCAAAACCGCAGATATAGGCGTTCTCGATCGACTCGGCGTCAGACGAGATGATGAACTTCTCTCTGGGGACCGAATAGAGGTTCGGCCCAGTGAACATGACGATCTTTTCCTTGACGGCGTAGTCCTTGGTTCCTTCTAGACGGAATTTATCGACCGCTTCGTCCAGAAGTTCCTCGGGTTTGGCGTACCTGTAGATCGTTTTGTCTACCTGCTCCTGCACGATCTTGAGAATCCCGGTCCCGGTCTTCACGGCCTGTGAAATGGCCGGCCTGATCTTCTCTTTCCAGTGCAAAATGTTGCGGAGGTAGTGGTCGAAGGCGTATTCGAGCGACTTGACGTAGTCTTTCTGGGCCTGCGGGACAACTCCCCGGGGCCGCATCAGAAAATACCGCCTCTTGTTGGTCAGGCCATCGTAGCAACGGACGTAAATGGCGTCAGAGTCACTCCGAGTCATGCTCGAAGCGGTGTTGGCGGTACCATCGTATGGATATTTCTTCTCGTCCCTGATCCCCTTGTAGTTTTTGTTCCACTTTTTGATCTTCTGGATGAGCTGTTTGTGGTTCTGGAGTTCAAGGT